ACTTCTTTCGTCCATGGGACGGTTTTGAATGTGATCCATCCCCTTGACGTGTCTTTTTTGGCTTGCTAGGGACAAAGTTTTCCCCATTCAACGACTTAGCCATCAGATGCCGTCAGTTGAATTCAAGTTCTGGTATTTGAGAGCCAGACCTGTGAACAGACCATATTGAGGGTGTGACACTTGGTCGCGACCATCAAGGAAATACAATTCTTCGAGCCATAACGTCCGAGCAGCCATAGCTTGCACATCAGACGCCCCAGGCTTAGCGGCGATCATCGGGTCAGGGCGTTGCATTACTCAGCAGGTTGAGGCGTGTTGCCTTCAGCGACCCACTCAAGGTACTCCTGATAGTCGGTGTTGTCGGTGTTGAGCGGGATGGAATAATTTGTGCCGACAATGGAAATACACGCAAGATTTCCATCCCTGTCGTTGACAAGTCGGTAGTTTTTCACAGTCACAGCTCCGAAATGAATTCAACATAGGCGCCATCGGCTCTTGCCTGCAAGCCGCCGGCTTGCCCGCCAACCATACTACTAGTCCCTGTTACCTCAAGTGCCGCAGACTTGCTGTCAGTATTCTGACGAGCGATGTTTAATCCGGAGCTGAAATTTGCGCTATCAGAAGATGCAATTACTCTATGTGCTCCGCTAAAATTAAAACTTGGAGTCGCTCTCATTGAACACGGAAAAGTTATATTAAAGTCAGCTACACTTGCGCTTAGGGCGATAGCACCAAATCCATAGCAATCATCGTTATCGGCTGTATATCGGATGAAATACCGCTGACACCTAGCAAGCTCATCTCCGAAGCTTCTGTGCTCAAACGGTGTCGCCTTCTCGCCAACTTCTAGTTGAACGCCAGTAATTAGCCAGGTAGAGTTCAAGGTATTTTGTAGCTGCACGCTGGATGAGTGACCGAAAGCAAACCCTGCGATAGCTGAATTGCCCCAAGATCCTGATGTGTCTTGAGTTCTTTCATCAGATCCTGAACCACCTATCCAATAAATTTCAAATCTATTGGCATTATCATTCGTTATTGAAGAGCCAGTGTCGCCAGGAATCGTAATACTTTTAAACTCCCAAGTGTTCGCAGAGTTTATAGTATAAGTGTCAGTGATCATTCTTTCCTGGGACTCAATTCCCTTAAACGTGACGCCATACGTACCAGTGACTGAGCTTTTGACGTAGAAGGAAAGAGTAAGACTTTTAGCCCCAGAAGTTCCATACTGAAGCTGTTGAAGGTCTTGACCTTCTATTTTGTAATGAAGTGGTCTGTAGCCATCCGTTGCCCCAACACTGCCTTCGGCAGTTGTAGTTGTGACTTTTAAGCTGCTGGCAAAGCCATCAGGCGCATCAGTTGATTGCTCGCGAGTATATCTTGCAGTTGCAATGCTGTTTTGACTAATACGCATCCTGTCTACTGCGTAATACCCAGTGGTATTGACCCCAGTAGACGTACCTCTTTGATCTACCTGCATAGCTCCGTTCACCACAAGATTTCTGTGACTCAGCGCACCAGCACTAGGCAGTTGCTGCCCATCGATCTGAACGTGACCGCTGTTGTCAATCGCGATGCCACCATCATCCGTGGAGGTGTTCTTGATTGAGTTGACCTTAATGGTGCTCATCTCAGGAAGGCTTTACGGGCCAGGTGGGGTTTGCTGGATCGCTGGTGTTGTCAGGAAGGTCCCGCAACGCAGCTCTATAGCTTTTTAATGCAGCAGGGATGTTTGTGCCAAGTTCTTTGTGCTTGACGATCTCCCAGTCAGTTTCTGCCAACCGCTTATTGCGCTCTCGGCGTAGCTCTTTCCATTGGGCCTCAACTTGAAGTTCAGCAGCACCTGCATCCACCAAAGCCTGATCAATGGTGATCTGATTGCCGTCGGCGTCAAAAACACCTGCTCCATCATCGATAGTTTTTGCGTTTTTATAAACGCGGCGGATCGCATCATGGTTCATCCTGCCACCTCCATTGCTGTAATTGTTGAGATGCCCCTAGTGCGCGAAGCAGCATCAAGAGCATCTCCGCCTCTGTTTACATAAAGCGTGACAGTTGTTGCAAATTGATTGACAAAACGCACTGAATAAGTTACTTGAGAAGTAGTGTTAGGACTATCTAAAAAATTAAAAGCCAAAAGCCCTGGACTTCTGTTGCCACTAGATAAATGTCCACCACCCATTACGCCAGTGGTTGACCCACTAGCATCGCCTGTTGTAAGTCTCGTCGTACCTCGATACAGACGATAAGAAATCTGGTTTTCACTGGTAGCATCAGTTCCCCAAGAAATAACTCCAGAAACTAACACCTTATTGCTAGTAGATGCAGGAGTGACTGAAACTGTAAGCCCTGTTATGTCAGAGGTCTCTGCTGGGGCGCTGGTTTCAGTTTCACTAAAAACGTCAGTTTTGACTGTTTGAATAACCTGAAGAATCTTGCCTTCATCGGCAAAACTCAAAGCACCAGAACCGTTAGTTGTAAGAACTTGCCCAGCACTGCCATCAGCAGTCGGCAAAGTGAACGTTACATCCGCTCCAGATGGACTGGTGTCTGCTGGTGCGTCGAGTGAAACGCTGCCGTCGCTGCTGCCTTTAAGTTTGATGCTCATGATGCGGCCTCCAATGCGGTAACTCGGGCTAGCAAGTCGGCGTGCTGAGTTTCAAGTGTTTCGATTCTAGTCTGCGCCTCTTGCAGTGCTTTTACAGCCTTCATATAAAGCACTGAGTAGTTCACCGACTTAGTAACCGTTCCAAGATCGTTGCCTTCCTCATCGAGATCAGGCGAGTCGGTAACAAGACCAGGCGATACAGTTTCAACTTCCTGAGCGACAACACCGATTTGAGTGTGTGTTTGTCCTTCAATAAAGTTGTAGTTACGAACGCGGAGGCCTTTGATGTCTTCCCACTGGGAAGAAGCATCAACGATGTTTTCTTTCAGTTTGGCGTCAGAGATAGAGCCGTAGGAGTTGTTTGTGTTTGTGACGTTGCCATTGCTTGTAACACGGAAACAAATAGTGCCTGTATTGACTGCAGTAGCTGAGTGAGCACCAGCCAAAATTGAGTCAGAAGTGCTTGCAGCTGCCGCAGTGCTTAGAAGAGTGTTAAATGCGGTTGAGAAGGTATAAAGCGATCCAGTACTATCAATCCTCATCCGCTCGGTCGGGCTGCTTGCACCGTCCGCTGTGGTCAAAAATGAAAGCCTTCCCGGCATATCATTAGCGCCAGGTGTTCCGTCGATTGTGCTGATAATTGAAGCAGCCTCTACAAACTGCGTTCCATCATTCCCTTGAAAAGAAACGATGCCACACTGATCTCCGCTATCGATAAGCACATTGCTACCAATAGTTTGTGAATTGTTCTTGGCAAGAACCAGCTGAGCGCCTTGCGTTTGATCATCAAAATCTTGAATGATTGCTAGGGCTGATTCATTGTTGTTATTACCTTCAAGCTGAATGTAAGGCGAATTTGTGGAGTTGTAGAAATTAGCTCGCGCAGAAGACAGGCCCACTAACAACCGCCCTGAGCTGTCGATACGCATTCGTTCACTGCTATTGCCCCTAAATATCAAAGGTCGGCTGCCATTAGCCTCCATGCGAAACTCATCATTGGCTCCATACATAAAGCCAGCCAGCGTGTCTGAGTGATTAAAATTCAGCAGTGCATTGCTTGCACCGTTAATACCGAGAACTGTTCTGCCAGAACCTGTTTGGTTGATTGTTGATGAACCAATGCCAACATTTCCAGAGCTATCAACCGTTGCTCGTGCCGTTCCACCAGTAACCAGCTTTAGCTCATTCGTTCCACACTGCAGACCTGTATCAGCGTCATCGCCTGCATAAGCAGGTGCAGCTTCAGAGTTCGTGCCGTTTAGCTTGAGAGGCATAATCAGAGAATGACGAGGATCGCGCCAGACGGCACTGTCACTGTAGCGTTACTGTTGATCGTGGGCGATACCGTAGTTCCGTGCTTACCAGAACTCAACTCGTAATTCTGAGTCACCGTCTGATCGGTTTCAACAACCCAAGCATCCGCTCCACCACCAGTCGCACCACCACCTAGCGGTGCCCAAACGCTGCCGGTATATCCCTCAAAAGAACTGGTTGTCGTGTTGCGACGAATTTGGCCTTCAGCAACAGTTGGTTGACCTGATTCACCTGGCCGCTGCGCAGTTGTTCCAACGGGCACTTTCAACGCACCAGTCGCTGTGACTGAAACGTCTTGATTAAAGGTCCAGCATGTTGTGGCATCCACCCACGTCAGGGTCTTGTCTGTTGCACCCTTAAGAGTGATGCCACCGCCATCTGCAGTTGCGTTTGTAGAACCTCCAGCACTCAAAGTGGCACCACTAGCGCTACCTGTTCCCGTAAACGCATCATTGAGAGTGACCGTCGTCCCACTAACAGACAGAACTGTTGTCGCGGGCAAAGTTACCGTGCCACCACCACTGGTAATCGCAATCGCAACGCCAGGAATAAGGTTGATCGTGTCGCTTACATTCGTGATGTCTGCGCTGCCAGAAGTAATGTCTCCAGTGAAGCTACTGGCAGACACCGTGGCTAACTCAATGTTCTTATCGTCAACTTGAAGCGTTGTACTGTTGACCGTGGTTGTTGCACCATTAACAGTTAAGTCACCCTCAATAGTTACATTATTGTCAAACGTTGCAGTACTGGTAACATCTAACGTCCCTGGAACGTCAATGTTGCTCGCAAATTCAACGCCATCACCTGCTGCATTGGTTTGTAGCAGTTGACGCGCCGTACCAGTAGCAAGCTTACTAACGGCAATCGCAGCCGTCGAGCTGATGGCTACATTCGCGATTGCCCCAGCTGCGATGTCCGTGCTTGTTATCGGATATGCGCTAATCGAAAACCCTGGAATGTATGCCAGCGACGTCCAAACCGTAGATCCATTACCAACCTTAAATTTCCCTGTATCCGTTTCGTACCCAAACTCACCTGAAAGGAGCGTCGGATTGGTAGATGTCCAGTTTGCGGCCGTATCACGCCGCTGCTGCATCTGAACTTTGATTTCAGTGGCGGCCATGATCAGTCAGCGTTAAGAACAAGTGTAGCTTGACTGGCCTCAGAACCATTCAAAAGAAATGGTGCCGTTCCAGAGAACACAGAGAAAGCGAAGGCGGCCTCGGTTGGAAGCGTTGCGGGTCCTCCATCAAGGATAAAGAGCAAGTCGATGCCTTCAATAGCCTGTATGGCTACTGATACGTTGTAGAGCTGAACCCCGGTATGCTCTTCTGTGGGTGTTTCGGTGTACCTAAATACGCTATCGGCTGTAAATATGTTTAGGCCGCCAAACAAAGATATGGGTACTGCGAATCGTGCTGCAGTCCCAGAATTGTTCTGGTAATGGTCTCTTAGCAGCTCGACAGAAGTTTGATCTAAACCTCTGTAAGTAAAAACAACTTTTTGGTCGTTGACAAAGTTATTGTGTTTAAAACGAATCGGACCAATACCGAAACTCTGGTACTCACTAACTTGCGGTTGACCTTGCTCAAGGTTTATTGAGTTAGGGTTTAGGGTAGGAAAAGTAGTCATCTTAAATGTTGTATGGAGGAATTACTTGTAGCTGGACCGAAACGGTTATTACACCTGGGTCGTAAGTAACCGAAGGCGGGCCTGCATAGATAAATTGATAACCGGACGGGAAAGTCAGGTTTGCTCCGGACAAAACAGATGTCGGAAGATCAAACGGAGCGAATCTATTTTGCGTTGCATAGTGGGTATAAATAGCGTTGTGGTCGTCCACCGTATCGCTCACAAAAGTAAAGCTCAAGCTGTGATTAACAGCTGCGTTATTACGCCTTACTGTGACGTAATCGCCCGATAAAGTGCTGGTGCTGCGTGCCGCAAACGCACCAGGGGTGTAGGTGCGGCTTTGTGGGGTGAGTGAAGGAAAGTCAGCCATGATTAACTAGCACATCCAACGTCGTAATTCCATGCCGTGCCGGCTGTTGGAGCAAACACAGTCACCGTGATATAGGGATCTGCACTTGTCTTCTGGACAGTGACATTGACATTGGTTCCACTAACAAAACCTGTGTCAAGGCTAGCCGCCCCAGAAATAACAAAGCGGTCTGGGACCACAAAAGCTGTGTATCTAAAATTGAACGATGCAGGGAATGCCGTTCCAACATTGATGACCTTTGTAAAGGTGCCTTGGTTGCCCGCGTCACCACCGCCAGGACAATCAAGAATTTCGTCAAATATATCGACCTCGTCGGACTTTTTGCAAACGGCATAGCCGCCGGGTTGCGAGGGATCAGGACAGCAACCTTCTCCATAAACACGAACACCTTCTGTCTGCAGTGCTTCGGTAACTTCTAAAGTCGCAGAAATGCCGCTTCCGATAAACGTGGCATTACCTGTGTTGATGTTAATTTTGTACCACTTGATAAGCGGGTTGGGGCAACCGGGATCGAAGGACAAAGTATCACCTGTCCCTGGAGTTCCGCTATATCCCGTAATCAAACGCTGAGGTTCGGGGGCATCAAGCGGATCATCAGGATTGTTTTCCCCGTCTGGGTAAGAACTATCGGTATCGCTCGGAGTAGGAATGTTAAATCCCGTATCGCCAGTAGACGGCGCAGTACCTCCGCCGCCGCTAGACGTACCAATCAACGTGGTATCTGTGGAGCTGTTTTCGTCGCAATCAAAATCGCTTCTGCCAACATCAATGGTGTTTCCGGCTCCAGTTGCTGCGGCTACTTGCCGTGCAACAATGCTGCGGCCTTGAGAATCAATAGGGAAGTGGGTTAAATCGTAAGTAATAGTGCTGGTAAATGTTTTTTCAATGCGGTTAATCTCGTAGAGTTTGTCGTGATGCTCAACGGCACCTTCGCTCGTTTCGCGGCGCAAGCGAACACGTACCAGGTCACCAACGACCAGCGTGCTGTTGTAGTTCTGTTCGCGCACAGTTAGGCGCAAGTGGTGCGTAATGAACTTACGTTGAGCCAGACGGAATGTTCCGACCTTTACTGCGTGGTTTTCGTTCGTGCAGTAATTACTCATATCGATGTTCATAAACGGGCCACTTGCGGCTTCGCCTGTGTACCGAACTTCGACAGTACGTACCAGGCCGAAATTTGCTTCCGGCTGCTGCCGCCACTGGACAACAAAACAAACAGGTTCTCGGTCTTCCAGGCTGATGTACTCAATCTCGAAACCCCCTTCGACGACATGCTGTTCAGTAAATGTAAACTCAGGAGTTACCTGGGTCGTCTTAATAGTGTGGTCCGTGTTGTATGGCAACCGTGGCTGCATACCGAATTTGCCGTTTGTGTTAGTAACACGCAGCAGAAAATTAACGCTAGTATCTTGCAGCCAGTCGAGTAAATTTTGACTTTGAGTTATTGCTCCGTTAAACAAAAAAGTGTTGGCATCGACAAATTTTGCAGCAGTAGTCAATGCCGTGTTATCGATTAAATCGTCGGCTAACCGGTTGTTTGTTTGGAATAAGTACTTAACAAGGTCAACGTAGTTATCAGATGGCCCCGAAGTGCTATCTACTAAACGTGTAACCTGTAAACCTTCTCGAATAAATACGTTTAGGGTTTTTCGGAGCGTTTCGGAATCAACATCATCGAAAGTACGCTCAAAACTAAGAGTAGTTAGTCCGCTATACGAACCAGATGTGCCGCAGAAAACCGGAAATCCATGATCTTTGCGCTTTAACTGGTACGTGGTGTTGTCAGAGCTGCGGTAATAATACCGGGTGCCGTCAGGGTAATTTACAGACTGCCCCGTAGTTAATGTGCTTATATCAAAAGCGTAAACGTTGCTTGCGTTCAGCGAAGCAGTAAAAGTAAAAAAGTCGTACATGTCATTGCCCGGATTCCACGTACCTGCTCTGTCGTCAAAGACTTGGTTAAACGTTCCATGCCTGCAGGTTCCGTGAAACAGGTCTCTTATCTGAATTTGCGGTAAATCTCCTTCGCTGAGGACTAGAAGGTACTTAAGTTGGATTCTTTCAAAGGGGACTTTTGCGACGACGGTGCCCCCGTCTGTCGATATGTCCTTTTCGACAATGGTGTTAGAGAAAAACGCCTCTGTCATTTTCGGCTGAACCATCACGCCGCCATTACTGTTTCTGCGTCGTGCAAACAGAATGGGGATTGGTTCGCCTGTTTTTAGAGCTTCCTGCGGCTTTTCTAGGTCTGGATTGCCTGCGGCAGCACCTGCAACAAGCTCTGTCGCACTCAGGCCGGTTTGCGCCGACAGCAAAAACAGAGGATCTGAGATGCGGATGCTCATAGCTGGATCGGAACCCCTACCAAACTATTTGTAGCCGTTCGGGGCGGGATTTGCGCCCCAATAGGGGCCAAGGTTGATCCTAACTCGACTGTAAGTTCTGTAAATGACCCATTCATCCTGGAGACATACCCCAAAAACTCTGCAATCAGCGTCTGCCCTGACTGAACGGCAGTAATGCCCAAGCGAGTGTCGAATTCATACGTGCTGACTAAGCACAACTGCTGTTCCTTGAAAGCAGTCTCAAAACAGCTCACTGCCTGCGACGTAGCAGGCATTTTTAGTAAAACCGTTTGGCCGTTCAAAGCTGAACTTTCTCCAACACCGTCCCACTCAAACGGGAAGTAGGTGTAAGTCTTGGAAGACAGAGTTATGTCGGTGTTCACGTAGAAATTTTGCCAGAGCTTTTGGTCGGCTCCGCCAGAGACGTAAACACGTAGATACTGGGCCTGACCTCTGTTGCTCATCAGCGGATACCTGAGTAACGGCGATTTCCGGGATATCGCGAGGATTGTGAGGTGGAACGGGCCACTTCACGAAGACCCTCTTTAAACTCATCCATCCTGACGTAGTGCTTGCCCTCAAACTCAATCACAGGGCCGGTGTTTACGTTTACGCGCACAGCTTCGTTGTTATTAAGCCCTCCTAGCGGAGCCATGGATGAATAGTTAAATGAGCTGGCACTTAGCTGTGATCTTCTCTGTTCTTCTCTAGCAAGCCGTCTGTTTTTAGCTTCTTGTGCTTCGTCAAGGGCTTCGACCAGCTCAAATATGCTGTCAAAACCTCTAGCACCTCTACTACGTTTGACCTGCTCACTGACATCCGGGTCAATGCGCAGACGAGTGGTTGCTGTTCTGCCTTTACGTTTTCCTCTACCGAAGATTCCTCCACCACCACCAGCACCACCGCCAGAACCGTTGGCCTTGGAAGCTCTTTCTGTTTGTTTTGCAAGTTGTGCTGCAGTAGCTGCACGTCGTTTTTCTACGCGCTCAGCTTCAATGCTTTCGAGCTTACCCTTCAAAATGTTATTGGCGATAATGCCTTTTTGTTTTGCGATTTGAACAGAGAGCTTGAGTTGCTTGTCAGCAGAGCTGACCATTGCTTGAGTTAGTTTGTTGCTAAGTGCTTCAGATGCGGCAATCTCACGTAACTTGGCCGCTCGGCGCGCATCATCTTGAATCTCTTCTGCTTTCAGCCGGAGCATTTGAATCTGCAGCTTGATTCGCTGAACCTCAACTTGAACCTGCTGCTGGGCAATACGTGCTCTTTCAATGCCCTGCTGAATCTCAAGCTTGGCTATTTCGTTTTGAATCTTGGCCTGCTGTACTTGGTTCTTTGCAATCGCATCGATCAACTGCTGCTGACGAGCAAACCCAGTTTCTTTCGCTTGCAGACCTTCAAGCTCCCGCTGCAGCCGGGATTCCTCAAGCTGCAAGGTGCTGACTTGTGCTTCGAAGAGCGCACGTTCCAGCTGCATGGAAACGCCTGCGGTTTGTTGGCGAATCTGTGCAATTTTTTGTTCGTTGGCTAGCTGATTTAGCTGGGTTTGAACGCCGCTTTGCTGAACTCTTAAGTCTGTTACACGTAAAGCGTGCGCTTCACGAGCCAGTCGATTTGACTCTGCTCTAGCTTTTCTTTGCTGCTTTTCAAGATCCAGTTCTTTTTTTCTAGTTCTAAGTGCTTGAAGCTGAAGATTATTATCAACTGCCCTAGCTGCGTTTATTTCACGCATAATTTTTGCTATCTGATCTTCAATGTCACGTCTAATTTCTGCTTCTTTTGCGGCATCAATTCTACCGAACGGCCCACGTGCGGCTTCGCCTGCGTTACGCCTTTGAGCAAGTAAAAGCGCTATCCGCGGATCGTCCCTCTGAGTTCTCTCTGCTTGTGCGACTAAGGCTGCGCGTGAAATACCTTCAACAACTCCTTTTAGAATGCCCGAAGAGTTAATAAGCTCTACAACGTTTGTCTGCATAATTGTAAAGAATTTAACAAAGTCTGACGCGATAGTATTTACATCGCTGCTGTACTCTTTCAAAGAAGCAACCCCGTCGTCCCCGATTAAATTTGCCAACTCCGCCTGGGCTGCATTTAATGCAGCAGTTTTACCCTCAAGCTCTTCCAGCAGTTTAATTCTTTCTCCTTCTTCGGTATTTACTGCGCCTATTGCGGCTACTAAAGCGTCTAAATCTGGGTTCAAAACGTTTAAAGCATTTCCCAGAGCAGCAGCGCTTCCTAAAAACTGCTCAACAGCACCGCCGATTGCAGAGCCTAAGATCTGTCCCCCAAAACCACTGCCGACAAACGATCCGGCAATGCCGCCAAGCACTTGGCCCGCTCCACCGCCGAACAACAGTGGGAAGCCTGCGCCGAGAGCAAGGCTTTCAAACCTTTTGCCTTGAGCAGCTTGCGCCTGCCTCGCCCTACCTCTGGCCGCTAAACGCTGATCAAAATCTTTTAGAGCCGCGTCGTTTTCTTTTTTGCTGTTTTGAATTGCTCGCTGAGTCTCTTTATCTAGCAGAGCTATTTTTCTCTGTGTGACTAACTCGTCGTTTTTAATTTGAGTTTGAGTAAATTGAGCTTCAAAAGCTTTTCTAGTCTTATCAACTTGTTGCTCAGCAGCGAGCATTGCTGCCTGAGCAGCTTTGATATTTTGTATTCGCCCCGCTACAGGACTGGATATACCTGTAAGAAATGAAGCTTGCTGAGGACCGATAGGCTCCGCAAATTGAGTCGTGGCCCTGGTTGGCGGCAGTTGTCTAATCCGAGCAGCCCTTTCCCTCAGCGTTATTTCTTGCTGAAGCTTTCTGTTTTGCAGGTCCTGCGCTGCGTTTGCCTCGCCCAAAGCTGTTACATACTTTTTTATGGCGTCTGCCTCGTCGTCGGTTGCAATCCTTGCTTTACGTAAGGTATCCGTTGCTGTTTTAAGGGCTTGATCGTACCGATGTATTGATTGAATGCCTTCGTCAAAGCTGTTTTCTATTAAATTGACTTTCTCATTAAGATCGTTTACTTGCTTGCGCAGCTTATCTAGCTGAGCAGCTCCCCTTACGCCGATCTCAATCTCAGTCTTATACCCCACGGTGATCGGCTACGACGATGTCTACATGCTACCGCCCCCGCCGCTTGGCGGCTTGGTACGCCTTCTCTTCTTCTTCCGCTTTGTGGACGTAATAAGCGTGCCAGCCCATCAGCTCTTCTTGGCTCATCCGCGTCTGAAGCTCAGAGAGCGTCATTTTTAGCTCAGAGGCCAAGAAGAAATGAAATTGCAGAGCAGGATCCTGCTTGATCTCACTCTGCAGTGCTTTTCATGTCGCTGTCGGCATCGCTTTCATCGGTAAGCACAGCCAGCATCAAACTCTGAAGATCCTTGTCCTTGACCTCGTTCTTCAAAACGTCGATTTCGCCTGCCAAGAACAGAGGACGGCCGTTCTCGTCCTGAGCTTTGGTCAGCAAAAGTTGCAGGGCAAAAGCACTTGCGTCTTCTGATTTGGCTTTGCGTTGGGCGCGTTCACGCTCAGCCATTGTCAATGGCGTGACCCACATCTCGAAGATCGATCCATCAGAAAGCTCAACCTCTTTTTTGGCGGGTTCCAGGTTTGCTGCTTTCTTGAGGCGGTCAATGGCGCGAAGTGCCATGAATGTCCGATTGATTGTGCTACTACAATAACATTAAAAAGACCCCCGACAATGCCAGGGGTCTTGTCGTTAAATCGCCTGTCAGCTCTTGCTGAAGTCGAACGTAGGAGCGCTCGTCGGACGGAAGTTGACTGACACAGTTTGAGCGTCATCCGGAGTGACGGAGAAGCTTGCTGAAGTAAGAACAGCCTCAAGCTCGATGGAGCGGCTCTTGGTGTCGTCCGGCGTTCCAGAAGACAGGATTGTGTCCATGTACAGCTTGAAGGTTGCGCCAGCTTGCTTGCGCTGAGTCACGTCTTCAATCAAGCGGCTAGCAATGGCGGTGTCGTCATCGGTGAAGTACACATCAGCCGAACCAGAACCATCGGCAAAGCCAGAGATGAAGGTACGGAAAGGAGCGACTTGACCAAGCGTTCCCCCGATGCTGGTGGTGTCGATCTCTTCCCGAGTCACCTCAAAGGACCAAGAACGAACGTTTGCTACCGATTGGAAATCGGTAAACTTGATCGTGAAATCGCTGGTGCCGTCAGTGCCGTCGTCAGTGATTGACAGCTCAGTACCGCCAGCTGTAGCCGAAAAAGTAGCTACACCAGTAGAAGCGGTGTAAGTCTTGATGAAAACATCCGTGCTTGCACTAAGGCCAGCAGGCAGGGTGCCACCGCCAGCGGTGAACGAAACTTTGTCGTCTACCTTGAAGTTCAGGAAGGCTCCGACATTGATGCTGTTGCTGGCGTTAGTAACGTCAGCAGCCTTAAAAGTACCGGAGGTGCCCGCAGGCTTGTAATAAAGGGCTCCGGATGTGCCCGAGAGAACGGTGGCCATAGGAAGAACCTATAAGGGGGTGTACGCGGGCACAGCCCGGCTTAGACATAGGATAGCTCAGCCCAAAAATTAAGAAATAACCTGAGCGGTAAATGCCGTGTCAATGCGGGAGATGAAATACGGCATAAATGCAATGCGGGACTCTTGATCAGTTGAGCCGGTGCCGAAGCTTGGACCGTTAATCGCTCCGATACGGACGTAGATACCGGAATCTGCTTTAGCCGTGTTGTTGAGCGTCTGAAGCGTTGTAAAGGCAGTGTTGATCAGGGTTTGATTGCGGGCGGGGCCTTTACCCTTCTCGCTATACGCTCGAACGACAATCGTTCCACGGATGAAGTCGTGCTGTGTGGATAGAGATGACTCGGTGGTTAAGCCAAACTGAAGATTGACGTGGATAAATTCTGTTTCTGCGTCGGAAACAGTGTTTAAGGTGTTATCGAAGTAAATCGGAACAGCGGGGCTCAAAGCACCGTAAGCCGTAGCAAGATCAGACTCGAATTCAGCACGAACGCCTTGGTAGTTCATCGCCTAAACCCCTTGAAACCGCGACTATAAGCACGTTTTACAGCCTCATCCGCCTTGCCACTACCGTGATAATTGCTAAACCAGTCGAGTGGCGCACTACTTGAGTTCTTTCCTCCTCCGCTTACTTCACCACGGCGTGCGCCCTCAGGGCGGAAACCAAATTTCCTGAACTTACTTTTAGCTTCACGAGGCGGTATAGGGCCTTCAGGCGTAAAAGGAGCAAGGTCTGTCGCTTGGTCGGCGTAAGGAGCAGAGTTGCCGATAGTGAATAGCCGGCTGGATTCAGACTTACCGCCAATCAGTTTCTGCAAAAACGCTTTACCGACCTGCGCTCCAGACAGCTTTGGCGCTTGTACTGGGATTGCTTCTCCCTCTTGACCACCGCCGCCAGTTCTTTTGCCGTCCGGGGACTGAATAAACCAGGAGTTGCGGAATTTGCCGGTCCAGGCAGGGCTTTCCTCTTGGAGATCTTTGATTATTTCTTCGGATGCTCGCGCTGGGCCATTGAATGCAAGGTTGACCGCAAGACTATCTAGGTCTTGAAGTAGTTCATTAAGCTGATTCTTTGCCATTACTGCGGCCTCACAATCAGGTTGTGCAAAATAGCCGAATCGCCTCGAAAGCTTTCTACGTCGATAATCCGCCCTTCACGAGTCTCGCCTGCTTCCGTATAACGCAGGCGATCACGCACGTTTGGGTAATAGTCGTTTAACTCTGCATTGCCGATAATTACTTTCATGTCAGTGGTTTGAGCTTCTCCGCGAAACTCTTTGGGGTCGAGCTTGCTGATCAAACCCTTGACCGTGACACTGGTTTCGGTGCCGCTGATCGTTCCAGTGGTTGCGTTGTAGGTCTCGGTGGTGGCTGCTTTGACATACGTCATGTCATAGCCCCAATCATTCAGAAGTGAAGCTGGTACGCCGCCGAAAACATCGTCGATGAGTGCCATATCAGCCCCTCACTACACGAACTTGATAGCTGCCGCTGCCGCCTAGGCAGTAAGCACCTAAATAAGACTGCAGCCAGGGATAAACATCGAAGATGTTGTTGACCGTTCCAACGGCTTGACTGTCAGTGTTGTATTGAACTTCGAGATCTCCAAGCTTGACCTTTTCGTAAAGACCTCCAGTGCCGGTGTTGCCGGTAACGGCATCTGTGTCATTAGCCAGTGCGTTGGCTAATTCATAAGTGGCGTATTTGATGTCGTTTGGGATCGCGGAGCAGGTCAGCTCAACGCGATCCACGTGGTAATTGTTGCGAGGCCAGCTCAGCGCTTGGTCCGCATCACAACGATCGCCGTAGAAATTCAACGTATCGATCCAGCGCGTTGCGGAGATCAGCGCTCGGTTTTTCTTGTCGTCTTGCTTGTTGTCCCACTGCGTGCTGCTTGGGACGGTCTCAAAATACGTGTCGGCTTCGGCCAAAGTTACGTAGCTGTTGGCCGTTGCACTCTTCAAGGTAGCGTTGATAGTTGCGGCCACGGCTTACCTACCTACCTTTTTCATTGCCATTTTATGCGCTTCGGTGAAGGTCTTACCAGACTTCATC